TGTATTTTTAAATGAGTTAATTGAATAACGTCGGCAAAGCCTATACATTTACTTATTAATGATTGTATTTTTCCTTTATACATTCTAGGAGCACATAAAGAATAACTCATTTCAACGCGAGTTGTATCAGCTAGAGGTCTTGTCATATTTTCTGACATTTCCCACTTAAGCATCGTATCCGTACCAATAACTTTAGCTCCTTCATATAATACCTCTATAGACCTCGAAACTCTTTCAAAATTGTCATTTGGTGGAGGATTAAACTCATCAGTTTTTTCAATAGCTTTTTCTAAGCCAGAATCTGTTCTTTTTATTTTAAATACTTGATCTGTATAAGTTTTATATTCAAAGTATAATATTTGAACAGTATTGTAATCATAGTTTTCAAATCCCCGTATCATACTTCGATTTCCGGGCATTTTTTGAATTCTTTCTAATTCTTCATTAGATATATTAGGGAATTCCTTTTTAAGTTCAGGTATAGTTATTGATTTAACTTCTCCTACATAATATATATCATTAAAATGAGGATCTTCCGTGTAAGACCAAACACAATAAGCAGGATCAACATAATCAACTACAATGCCCTCTGCTGTGTTAAAAGAGGTTTTTGTTATCCCTATACCTATATTAACTAAATCCTGATTTACTCTTGCTTTAGTTAAATCAAATTCATTAGTAGCTAAAACAGTATTAACAGCTTCTTCTTCGGCAATTTCAATAGCTTGTTTATAGCTAAGCTGCATGTGAAGATCTCTTTCTTCTAAAGATTCAGGTAAATTATCTGGTGAAATATTAGATCTACTTAAATTAACATTAATTATTTCAGATGCCTGAGCTTGCTCATTTTTTGTGAGCATGTCAAATAATAAATCTTCAGCAAAATCTGTTCTCTTTTTTAAAGATTCGGGATCTTGTGCATACGAAGTTAAATCGTATTGTTTTTGAGTTATGCCATTAGCTACTATATTAGAAAACTTAGATAATATAGGAACCGGTTTCCAATCTAAATTAAGATAAGACAAATCTCCATTAATAGCTAATTCGTCTTTATACTTTTGCACGCTTTGTTCGCCTCTAGCATATAACCGTAGATTATGAAAGTTATTCCAATTTGTTGCGTAACGATTTGAACCACTTCCTCCGTAATTAAACCACTCTTGTTCTATAGCTCTACTTACTTGAAGTCCGTATTCCCAGGTAGCTTTCTCAGCATCGCTTACTACTTGATCTGGAAATGGGCTATTAGTATTTGTACTTACATTCATTTATTGTATTATTTTTGAAGTAGATCCCTCGTTGTTATATTTTTTAAAACCCAAAGAATATGATTTAATTTTAGTTAATCCTTTAGGACTATATCTATGCTTATTGCATGCCATTAAAGCTAATCCTGAACTTATAGAAGCATCATGCTTTGTTCTATTATTTATATCAAACTTGGCCCAATCTTCTAAAGTTCTTTGAAGATATATATCTCCATAACCATCTTTTTTTTCTCCCACAAAATCTTCTATATACGTTTCTATAGCAGAGGCATGAGCTTGTTTTATATCTTCACTTGAATTAGGTATTCCTCCTACTTCTCTTTCTGCTAATGATAATTTGTTATATATTTTATCTGGCCTATTAATACTAAATCCTCTATATCCCCTACGTTTTAAATAATAAAGTAATCTAGGTTTATTATTTTCTGCTAATAAAGGCATGCCATAAAATACTATAGCCATAAGCACATCTTCAAAAAACATTTCTGCTGTTGAAGGTCTTGCAATATATTCAAGAAAAAAATGATTAGGTGGTACATTTTCTATAGAAAATTTTGTTAATCCATGAAGCGATCCGTTAGATCCAGCACCACCAACAACACCGCTAATGTCATAGCTATCACATCCAAAAGCTCCCAAATGCTCATTGCCAGGATATTTAATACCATTTTTTATTATTAAGTTATTTTGTTGTTCTTGATCTGGCACCCAAGTAATAAAAAATCTACCATTTTTATTTGGATAGAACATTACTTTAGTGTCTTTAATTCCGTTTTCCCACTGAAAGTTACCTTGAGTAACCATAGCAGAATTTTTTAATTCTTCGTTATAATCTATTTGTTGATAAATTTTTGTTAAATTAAAAATAGATTGTTTAGCTTCATCTCTAAAAGCGTGCTGCTCTGTTCTTGGAAACTGCCGATAGTATTCGTTTAATGCATCAGCATCATCTTTTAATCCATCAACCTCATTTTCCCAGTGTTGTATTACACCTTCTGTAATTAAATTTCCTTGTGGATCTAACGTTTCTTTTTTTGGAGTATCAAACACAGGATAACCGTACTGATCAATAAAACCCTCATAATTCCATTCCATAGGAATAAACAGTTTGTATAAACCTGTTTTAGTTTGTCCATTTTTATTTCTTAATGACGCATCCGAGCCATCATATAATTTTTTAAAGTTTTTACCTCCTTTATCTAGTGCATTTGATGTTGACCCCATCATACATTTACCTACGATTCTACTACCTAATCTTAAACAAGTTTTAGTTACTCGCCAGTTGTTAAGTATATTTGTAGGTTTTTCCCATTTGCCTGATTCATCGTGAACTAATAATTTTAGTTTTTCCCCATCATAACTATTATCACCTGTGTTTTTCCAATCAATAGTTGTGTCTAGTCCGTCAAGCTCGGTAGCCATTTGATTATCTTCTAGTTTACGTCTTGTAAATTTAGAAGCAGGTACTCTATAAGCTAATTCTGTTTTTGGACGATCCATACCGTCCTGTATTGGTTTAAAGAAAAAAGGATAGTTTACTGAAATTGGTACAACTTTATCGGTAAACATTTTTTTAGCATCAGCCCCTGACTTAGATAATATGCCGAATCTAGAGTCTGAAGATATCGTGGCTGAATTAACCGTTTCTCCTGATGACATAAATGAAAATCCAGAACGTCTATTTTTAAGGTAACAAATACCGTACGATCTTGAATCCGCTTTGCAGGCTTCCCAGAATATATAGAATAATCTATTTGATTCTCTAAAATCTGGTAATCCGACGTCAATTTTAGACCACTGCAGGTACATGTAGTGAGTGCCAGTAATATAAGTAGACTTATTTTTGTTAACAAACCAAAAACCTTTTTCACGTCTTTCAAATTCTTCATCTATATAAGGATGCCATTGTTCTTTAAAACTATTTGGATAAGCATTCCAATCCTGAACACTTTTAATTTTTTTTAATACTTTGGGATATTCAGTAGCTTTCCACTTATTTTCCCCTAAGTCTTTTATATCTTCAGCTTTAGGTAATGCAATCATTATACCGCCGATTTCATATATTTCTCCAATCTTTCCAGTTTTACTGATTACAACAACATCGTATTATTTGTTATAACCGTATTCCCATTTAGAATAGCGATTTTTTTTACTAATTACAGAGGATTTAATGTGGTCTTTAACAACTCTGTATAATGTTTGTTCATAAGCCATTATTTAGATCTCCCCTCTGCAAACCCTTTAAATGTAGGTTTATCTGCTTTATTACCGGAATCAGCAATCATTTGTTCTTCCTCTTGAATTTTATTCAATATTTCGAAAGCGTCAAATATACAAAGCTTTTTAGTAGCGGCAGCATTTTTAAGTCTGTCAGCAGATATATCTTCTTCTGAGTCAACGATCTTTTCCTTTGCTACCTTTACTAATTCTTTAATTGCTTCTCGCCCAGCTGCTATTATATTCTTCTTCGTTTCTATCGAGCTCATACTTTATAACAATATCATTTGATTTCATACAATACATAATTTGATTATCTATAACAAATTCCCATTCGCTATTTGGTGTAAATCCAATTATGTCCCCTGGATTGATTCCAGCACGTTCTAAGGACTTATTGCCTATTTTTAGTATACCAATAAGACTAGCTGTTTTATCGCTGCTAAAAGGGTCTTTGTTTTTGACCGGAGCAACAAAGCATCTATCGCCAAATGATTTCCAGTTCTTCTTATTCTTGTACAAATATATTTGATCTATTGCACACATAAAAAGTCCGTCTTTAAGAAACGATCTACTATTTTTTTTAAGTCCTTTCATATCATAAAAAACTCTAAACACGTTATGATGAACTACAATTAGATCCCCTTTTTTTATAGGGGTTGCAAATGCCGCGGGAGTTTCTACAACTTCCGCTATATTATTAACGTGCTTAAAACTTTCTATAGAAGTATTAGTTACTAGGTCTACTTCCCCAACCTTTACCGTATTATCATATCTTTGGCCTACTGGCTTTATGATAAAATCGTATATACTTCTCATTAGTACTCCAAGTCATACTCAACGGATATTGCCATGTTAGAATTAAACTTCTTCCACGGCATTACCTCGTCTTCTTTTTTTATAAATATATTATAAGAATTATCAGACTCTTCAAATATTATATGAGAAATTTCGTGCCCACCGTAAACTGTCTGCTTAACAGAGTAATGCATTGCTTCGTTCTTATAGTCAGCACCTATACTTATCTTTCTTATAATATTACCCATGACCCTACTCTTTTTTATCCGTAGGTATTACTTCATAAGTACCGTCAGTTAAATTAATGTTAATAGGTCCATACTCATCTTCAATAGATTTTTTAAAGTCCTCCATTTCTTTTTCAAGCATATTTATTTGATAAATAGCTTTTGCTTTTTGAACTTCTAATCCTCCAATGTGCGCGCAAAACTTTTGCAAATCCGCTTGCAAACCTTGTACTTTTTCTAATTGTTCTTTACTGATTGATAAGTTTTCTGATTTCATTTTTTTTACTTTACTCATTTTGATTTAATTTAATTGTTAATAATTATTGTGTTTAGTTTTGGGCTCGGCTAGATGCTTGATTAAATTTTTTTGTATCTCTGTTTGCATATCCCATATAAATAGTTGAATCTTTTTTAAATTTATTGTATTCTCTTCGAGCATAAGGATCCCCTTCTTTGGCTAGTCGTTTTTTGTATTCAGGAATTTGTTTCTTAGGCGCTTTATCTGAATAAGGTCTAGGGGTATAAGTTTTGGTATCGGGATTGTAGTCAACATTTCTTGTTCCTGGGGGCATAGCTAACGTGCCATCGCGGGCGTCCGCATTAAATTTTCGGTTTTGAGCAGTACTCATGTATTCTTCTCCGGTTTTTTGATCTACTGCAGTGTAAGTTCCTCCGCTATCCTTTTTATTTTTAGAATATTTTCCTCTTCCTTCTTTTTCGTCATCACTCATTTCTTGTCTTAAGGGTATTCCATTGGTTAGATCCTCAATTTTTTTGTTTTTTAGTGGAGGTCTACCGGTTTCTTGCATGTATGCCATAATTATTTATTTTAATCGGGTTAATATAATATCTCCTTCCCAGTCACCACTATAAGTACAAACAATAATATCCTCACTTTGTAAAGAATATTCAATTTGAACAGTGTACCCGTTAAGAGAATTGTGTAGGTTAGTTGTTAATTTATTGTTTTTATAATCTATTATTTTTTCTGTTATTACTCTATTTTTGCTAAAACTTGTATTAAAAACGTTTAATACCGCATATTCTGAAGTTACTATTGTGGTTATGTAAGAGGAGGTTTCACTTTCCCATAAACCGCTTAACTCTTTTTGCGCAAATAATTGACTTGATACTAGTAATAATAATGTGATAAATAAATTTTTCATTTGATTAAATTTAATTGTTAATTTTTAATTGTTAATTTTTAATTGGTGTTTCTATAACATACTTAGCTCCTGGAAAATAATAATCAAATCCTGGATGCATCATTTTAGTATACCCTCGGTCGTCAGTGCCTAATACCTTAAAGTTAACTCCTTTCATTGTTATATGACCCCCTTGTATAATATTTTGGGGCTTATTAACATCAGGGCTGTTTTTTAAATAACCTTTTTTAGAAGTTTTCATTTATGAATTTTTATAAGCTTCAGCTTCCCAAGGCAAATTTTTTGCCCCTTCTTTCATAGTGCTTCGTGGATATTTCTTACCTTTCCAATAAACATTGCAATCATCATAATCTAAATCACCTCTTTTTATTTGATTGATGTGTACCATTTCATGGGCTATCACATTTTTTTCTTTTAAAGGGGACAAATTATTATTTAATATAATTGTGCCTTTGTTAGTAGCTAACCCATTAGTATCATTCCCTAAATCTTTATGATAAATAGGAGTATTAATTATTTTATATGGAGCGCTAATTTTAAAAGCCATATTTATATTATTAATAATAGCCTTGCGAAACGTTAATTCCGCAAGACTAATTAATTCTATTAAGCGAATGTAGCTGTTCTAAAATACATTTGAGCAGGTGTTGCCGCTTGATCTACTCCTAATTGAGCAGTTGCAGTTACTCCGCCTGGATTAGCTGTCATTGCAGCTCTTACTGCTGTTGTTAAAGGATTTGCTACTCCAGTTGCTATAGTTGGATTTACTGCAGCTGAAATACTAGTTGAAACAGTTAATGTTAATGTTCGGTAACCTGCAGCTTGTGCAGCTCTACCAGTTAAAACAACT